AACCCCGAGTATGTTAAGATTGCGGAAGACCGAATTCGTGAAGAAGTGGCAAACTCATTACAAGGATTTTTAGCATGAACAAGTTGAGACCGATTGGTAAGTGGATTGAAGTGCAGACTGTTGGTGGCGGCGAAAAGAAGACATCGGAAGGTATCATCTATACCGAGAAGATTAACTCACAGTTGGTGTGGAGCACGGTGATTTCTGTTGGTGATAAACTCACCGAAGATGTTAAGATTGGTGACAAGGTGCTGTGGGATATTTCTAAGATTCGTGGACAAGGATACGGCAGAAACAATCTGATTCATCAGGATTGGATTTCTATGGTTGAGAGAACAGATAAGTGAAATTTTACACGCATGTTGCTGTTAGAGGTTCTAATATTCTTTATCGTGGATATGAGAACGGTAAGCGGATAGCCGAAAAGGTTCCGTTCATGCCTACTTTGTTTGTGCCTGCAAAAGGCAAGAAGACGGAGTGGCAAACTCTTGACGGCAAGTATGTTGAACCTTTCAAGCCAGGTTCTATCCGTGACGCCAAAGAGTTTATTAATGAGTATAAAGGAGTGGTTGGATTTGAACTATTTGGAAATACGGAATGGTTGTATCAATACATCGGTGAAGTGTTCCCAAATGAAGTGGAATACGATCCGAAAAAACTAAAGGTAGCGTATATTGATATTGAGACGGAATGTGAGGGAGGATTTCCGTCTATCAAGACTGCAACCGAACGAATAAACGCTATTACCCTAAAAGTGGGTAACAAGGTGTTGGTGTTTGGATTAGGCAAATTTGATATTACAGATGCCAAGTGTTTCCAATACGATGATGAGAAGCACATGTTACGAGATTTCATTGCAGCATGGGAAGCAATGGATATAGACATAGTGACAGGATGGAATGTTAACTTCTTTGATATTCCTTATATCGTTAATCGCATAACTCGTTTGTTTGACGAAAAGGAAGCCATGCGGCTTTCTCCTTGGCGTGAGATTCGTTCACGCGAAGTGGAAGTAATGAACAAAAAGAACGAGGTGTATGACCTGCTAGGGATCGCTACCTTGGACTACTTTGATCTGTATCGTAAGTTCACTTATGTGACCCGCGAAACCTATAAACTTGACCATATTGTTTGGGTGGAGTTGGGAGAGCGTAAGAAGCACTATGATGGTACTCTAGCCGAATTCTACAAGAATGATTTCCAAAAATTTATGGAGTACAATCACCACGATACTCTGCTTGTGGGAATGCTTGAGAACAAACTTAAATTGATGGAACTTGCTCTAGCACTTGCGTATTCCGCCAAGGTAAATCTGAACGATGTGTTCTCGCAGGTTCGCACATGGGATGCTATTATCTATCACCACCTGACCAAGAAGCGAATTGCTATTCCCATGAAGGTAGAAGCCGAAGATAAAGAAACAAAGTTTGAAGGTGCGTATGTGAAAGACCCTATCGTTGGAGCACACGATTGGGTTGTAAGTTTTGACTTGGACTCTCTGTATCCGCATCTCATCATGCAATACAATCTGTCGCCTGAAACCAAGACTAATGCAGGAACTCGTAATAAATTTAGTGTGAATGACTTCCTCGCGGGCGCGGGCGCACACGCAGGCGCGAGGGATTATCTTGATAACATGCGAGTCAAGAATCTTAGTGTAGCAGGAAACTGTGTAGCGTTTCGTAAGGATACACAAGGCTTCTTGCCACAACTAATGGAAACCATGTATGAGGAGCGCAAGGCTTTCAAGAAAAAGATGTTGGAAGCCAAAGCCGCTCTAAAGAAACTTGTGAATCCTACACCCGAACAGGAAGCACAACTAAAACTTGATATTACAAAGTTTCACAACTTTCAGTTGGTTCGCAAGATTCAATTAAACTCTGCATTCGGTGCTTGTGGTAATCAATACTTCCGCTATTACGATCAAGAGATTGCCGAGGCTATTACGATTTCAGGACAGTTATCCATTCGTTGGATTGAGAATGGATTGAATCAATTCTTGAATAAAACTCTAAAGACAACAGGGGTAGATTATGTGATTGCATCGGATACTGATTCGGTGTATTTGAGATTGGGTTCCCTTGTGAAGCAGGTGATTCCAAAAGAAACTGATTCACAAAAGATTACAAAGTTCTTGAACAAGTTCTGCAACGAAGTATTGCAGCCGTTTATTGATAAGCAGTACGCTTCTCTTGCAGAACAACAGAACGCTTATGCTCAAAAGATGCGTATGAAGCGAGAAGGTATTTCATCCAAGGGCATTTGGACAGCCAAGAAGCGATACATGTTGAGCATTTGGATGGGCGAAGATGATGTTCTTTTGAGCAAGCCTGAAACTAAAATCATGGGTCTTGAAACTGCAAAGAGCAGCACTCCTGAAATTGTTCGTGATGCTCTAAAGAAATCTATTGGTATCATAATGGAAGGTAGCGAATCTCAACTACGAGATTATGTTGCAGCCTTCAAGACAGATTTTTTTAATCGTAGTGTGGAAGAGATTGCATTTCCACGAGGATGTAATGGATTGAAAGAGTATCGGGATGATACCACCATATATCGTAAGTCAACTCCCCTGCATGTTAAAGGCGCATTACTTTATAATCACTGGTTGCGTGAAAAAAATCTATCAAAACTATTTCCAAAGATAGGCGATGGCGAAAAGATTAAATATGTGTATTTGCGTGTTCCAAATCCTATTCGGGATAAAGTAATTTCTTTTACTGTAGGAATTCCAAAGGAGTTTGGTCTTGAAGCCAAATACATAGATTATGACACTCAATTTGAGAAAGCGTTTGAAGAGCCTTTAAATGCGATTTTAAATGTGATTGGGTGGCATATGCGAGAGGTTAGCAGTCTTGAGGGATTGTTCACATGAACATGAATGAAATAGTTTTTATAACCAGTTTATGCTTTACGGTAGGAGTGATTCTTCATATAATCACAGAACACATTAAAGATAAACGAGAGCGCGAACAGGAAACCCGAGAGAAACGAAAAAGGGTGAGAGATGCTCTTAAAAGACTTGACTGGCAGCGAAAATGATGATATAATAACAAAATGGAGATTACACAATGAGTGACTTTTTAAAGAATATGATTCGTGCATCGGGTAATGAGTTTGCCTCACTTGCAGAGGATGGAGTTGAGGGAGATGTTACAGGATTTGTGAATACAGGTTCTTACTCTCTGAATGCTCTACTTTCAGGTTCTCTGAACGGTGGAATTGCCAACAATAAGATTCTTGGCATCGCAGGCGAGAGTGCTACAGGCAAGACTTATTTTGCTCTTGGTATTGCAGCACAGTTCTTGGCTGACAATCCTGAAGGTGCAATTCTTTACTTTGATTCCGAGCAGGCTGTCACTAGCGATATGATTAAATCACGAGGTCTTGATCCTAATCGTGTAGCAGTATTTCCTGTTGCTACCGTTGAAACTTTCCGCCATCAGTTGCTGCAAATCATTGACAACTACGGCAAGTTGGACGAGAAGAAGCGTAAGCCTTTCTTTGTTGTTCTTGACTCGCTAGGCATGTTGAGCACCAGCAAAGAAACCAACGATACCCTTGAAGGTAAGGAAGTGCGAGACATGACTCGCGCTCAAGTCATCAAGGGAACCTTCCGCGTTCTCACCATGAAGTTGGGTCTTTATAATATTCCTATGGTGATGACTAATCACACCTATGATGTGGTGGGTGCTTATGTGCCAACCAAGGAGATGGGCGGCGGCACGGGACTCAAGTATGCAGCATCTACCATTGTGTATCTATCCAAGAAGAAGCACAAGGTTGACGATGAGATTGTTGGTAATATCATTCATTGCAAACTGTACAAGGGTCGTCTAACCCGAGAGAACAAGATGGTGGATGTTCTTCTGACCTTTGACAAGGGACTTGATCGTTACTACGGTCTTGTGGATTTGGCGTTGAAGCAGAATGTGTTCAAGAAGGTTTCCACCAAGATTGAACTTCCCAACGGAACAACTGCTTTTGAAAGTCAGATTGTTAAGAACCCAACCAAGTTTTTTACTCCTGAAGTGATGGTTGCTTTGGAAGCCGCTGCTGCTCGTGAGTTTAAGTATGGTTCTGATATGACGGAAAGCGAGGCAACCAATGAATCCACGGAAACCATTGAAGCGGAAGGATGATGTAATCGTCTATCCTGAATTTCAAGAAGCCTTTCTTGGAAGTCTTCGCAAGTTTGGTCAGACTGTTCCTGTGGCTGTCTACGACTACGAGAAGTGTTTAGACATTCTAGTAAAGCAAGGCATGGATGTGATTGATGCCTACGAGTGGCTTGAAGTTAATACTTTGGGTGGCTATCTTGGAGAAGGAACTCCTGTGCTTGTTAATCGCTGCACCATAGAAGAATTCAACGAAGAGGCGGAACTACATGGCGAAATTACTGATTAAGTTACCAAGCAGATCGCGTCCGGCTAAGTTCATGGAGGTGTTTAATCTCTACAAGAATATGGCATCAGGCAAGCACGATGTTCGGTTTTTGTGCTCGTTTGATCTTGATGATCCCACCATGAACAATATCGGTATGCGTAATTGGATTGCAAAGCAAGGCAATTTGATTAAGGCATTTTGGGGCAACTCTAAAACCAAGATACAAGCCATCAATGCCGATCTGGAACACGCAGGAGATTACGATGTGATGTTGCTTGCATCCGATGATATGATTCCTCAGATTCATGGGTACGATGATATCATTATGCAGGATATGCAGACTCATTACCCTGATGGTGATGGTGTGCTACACTATAACGATGGTAAACAGGGCGAGAGATTGAATACTCTTTGTATTTTTGGTAAGAAGTATTTTGACCGATTTGGTTACATCTACAATCCTGAATACATCAGCGTGTTTCCTGACAATGAGTTTACTGATGTTAGCAGGATTCTAGGTAAAGCAACTTATATTGATCGTGTTATCATCCGTCACTTTTGGATAGAGATTGGGATAGATGCCCTGTATATGCGTAATGAGAACCGAGAACTTTACGCTCACGATAATGCAGTTTATACTAGAAGAAAGGAAGCCGGGTTCGGCTTATCGCAACATGCCAACGCCTCCTAATGAAATTCTACTAAGTGTTTTGATTCTGTCTATTCCTTCTCGTCTTGAGAAGTGTTTGATTCCAACCTACAATCGTTTGTTGAATCAGATTGGAAACGAGACTTGCGTAGAGGTTCTAACTCTTGTAGACAACAAGAGCATGAGTATTGGAGAAAAGCGTCAGGCTTTGATTCAGTCGTCTAGAGGTAAGTGGATTGCCTTCTTGGATGATGATGATGCCGTATCTGAAGATTATATTGCTACCCTTATTGAAACCTTGAGAACCAAACCATCTGATGTGATTACCTTTGAACAGCATTGCTCGGTAAACGGTAAAGAGTTCAAGGTTGATTTCCGTATGGGCAATCCACATGAAGGACTTAAGAATAATCCTGATGGTAGTTTAGGAGATATCAAGCGTCCTCCTTACCACATGTGTGTATGGGCTGCTAAGATTGCCAAGAATATTCCATTCCGTGCAGTTTCATACGGAGAAGATATTGATTGGTGTTCACGAATGTATCCGTTTGTTCGTAGTGAAACTCACCTAGATAAAGTACTTCACTACTATCAGTATGATGACAGAACATCAGAATCAATTCAATATGCTACAAGGTAAAAGTATATCATGCAAAATGCGGCGATTGTTTACTTAACTAGACAAAGGGATTTATGGATATTTGTTCATAGTCTTAAACTCCTGTTCAAGAATTTGAACCGAGAGAATAAGTATCCTGTCATTGTGTTTCACGATGACATTACACCAGTAATAATTTCAAATATTTTAGTAGAACTGCATAAGTTCTTGGGCTATCTTCCTAATGTAAAGTTTGAGAAGATAGCCTTTGTTTTGCCAGATAGTATTTCGCCCGATCCTGCAAAGTATGTTATGGAAGGAGAGCATCCAACCATACAACAATTCCCACTAGGCTACAGGCATATGTGTCGTTTTTTTGCTGGTATGATTTTTAATCATCCAACAATGTTAAAGTACAAGTACTATATGCGGGTGGATTCGGATTCGTTTATGCTTTCTACCGTTCAAAAAGATCCATTTGAATGGATGGCAGAAAACAAATTCATCTATGCTGACTATCCTTTTGGATCAGAAACACCCAAAGAAATTGAGTGGGCTAGAAGAGGAATGTGGGAATGTGTTAAGGAATTCATAGAATCAAATCTTGGTAGAATTTCAAACCCACCAACAGAATGGGATGGAGAATTATATAACACAAATTTTGAAATTTGTGATATGGATTTTTTCAGAACCAAAGAATACCAAGACTACTTTAAGCATATTGACTCTACAGGAAACATTTTCTATAGAAGATGGGGGGATCATGTGATTCGTTGGTTGGGTGTAAAGATGTTTATGCCTGATAGTGTTGGTGCAATGAGCGATTTGAATTTCTGCTATCAGCATGGAAGTTATGCAGGTAATCCTAAGTTGGCAGAAAAAGAGAGTATTGATATTCTTCCAGAACCTTTTAAGGGTTGCTATTTCAAGTGTCTAAATGGGAATTAATATGAAGCACATAATTTTAAAGTATCCAACTCGTCAGCGTCCAGGTAAGTTTATGAATAATCTTCGTGCCTACATGGACAAAGCATCAGGAAAGAATAAGATCACTTATGTGATTAGCATGGATTCTGATGATCTGTTGCTAAACAATTCTAGAATCAAGCATTTTCTGGAGAATCTTCCCAAGACCGAAAATACCTTGGTTGAATATCATTATGGAGAGCGCGGAGGAAAAATTGCTGCTATCAATAGAGATGTTCCATCAACCGATTGGGATATAATCATTTCTACCGCAGATGATATGGAACCCGTTGATAATGGTTGGGATGAGATTATAGTACAAGATATGGTTAGAGAGTTTCCAAATATGGATGGATCATTGAATTACAATAATGATCCTCGTTTGGAGGAAAAGGGAGTTGATGGATTCAAAACTCTCATAACTCTTCCAGTTATTGGTAGAAAACTATATGATAAGTTTGGTTACATCTATCATCCTGATTATAAGTCTGAATGGTGCGACAACGAACAAACAGAAGTGTTTGAATCTCTAGGAGTATTGAGGCATATCAATAGTCGCCCAATAATTCATAGATGGGCAGAAAATCAGGATGCTTTGATGCAGCATAATATGCATGTTGGTAGTTCTCACGATAGAGATGTTTACTTGAAAAGAAAAGCAAATAATTTTCAAAGTAATTCGTCGCAGGGATCAAATCCATCTATAGTTCAGATTAGTATGATAAAGAACGAACTGCATTTGTTGAAGCATATGTTGCCAATTTGGAAGAAGTATGCTGATGGATTTGTTTTCATGGATGATCAATCAACTGATGGTAGTTACGAATTTTTGATTGAGAACGCATCAAAGTATAACATCCTCGCAGTTTTAAGAACACATACTAATCCTGGAGAGATTGATTTCTTTGAATCAACTACTAGACAAAGAATGTTTGATGAAGCATTCAAATATACAGGTAAGATTATTTGTTTGGATGCTGATGAGTATCTTGATGGCAATGTAACCAAAGAGCAGTTAAACGAACTTCTTGAAAATAATAAAGACACCTTATTCTATTGTAAGTGGATTCAATACACCAAAAAGAATGAAATAAGAGTTGACGGTAAATGGGAAATGCATCCTGTTGATAGAATAGGATCTTACAGCAAGAGGGCTGTTTATAAGAACAAGCAAACTCATGGAGAGCATGTGCCTACACCAGATAGATACGGTTCTATTGATGTTCCTCATTTGTTTGTATCCCATTTGAGTTGGTTGGCAGATAGAAGAGCAATTGCTATTAAGCAATATCACTATAAGGTTTGGGATTATGTCAATAAGTTACTTCACAAGGTTGATATTATAGATCCTGTAGAGTATGATCGTTCTGTAAATAATTTTAATTGGACTTGTGTGCCATTTCCATTTGAATTGCGAGTACCTGAAAACATTTATGCAGAACGAGATAAAAATGTTGAAAATACAAATGCATACAGATATATCAAAGAAAATGTGAAAAAATATAGCATTCCTAACTTGAATGATTGGGGATTTGGTATACACTAAGTATACAGAAATGGTATATCATGGAACACATACTTAAAGCAGTTGAAGAGTTTATAAAAGAAAAGCAAGTCTCCAAGAAGTGGAAGGCTGGTGTTGATTGGGTTCAATACGCTGGCCCATATTTCGGAACAGAAGAGTATACCGAATCGGTAAAGACTCTTCTTGAAGGTTGGCTGGTTCTCGGAACAAACGGTATTAGGTTTGAACATCAGTTTCCTAATCTAATGGGCAAGGAATACGGCATTCTAACCAATAGTGGCAGCAGTTCAAATCTAATAATGATGTCTTGCATGACATCAAAGCGTTTGTATAATTTCCCCAAAGGAACAAAAGTAATCACTCCTATTGCAGGATTTCCAACAACCATCAATCCCATCTTTCAGGTAGGATTTGAACCTGTGTTTGTTGATATTGATCTAGACACTTTAAACTTGAACTTGGATCAGGTTGAAGAAAAGGCAAAGGAAGGATGCAAGATTATTACCTTCGCTCATGTTTTGGGCAATCCTCCAAACATGGATAGATTGATGCAAATTGTTGAGAAGTATGGTTTGATTCTTCTTGAGGATTGTTGCGATGCTTTGGGTTCAACATATGATGGTAAAGAATTAGGAAGTTTTGGAGAACTTGCTTCTTGTTCTTTCTATCCTGCACATCATATAACTATGGGAGAAGGCGGTTTTGTTTCTTGCAAAACCAAAGATCAAGAAACTATTGCTAGAAGTTTCCGTGAGTGGGGTAGAGGATGCTATTGTGTTGGCAAGCAAGCAAATCTACTAAAGAATGGAAGTTGCAAAAAGAGATTCTCAAACTGGCTTCCTGCTCTTCCAAATGAAATATTTGACCACAAGTATGTGTATGATGAGATTGGATACAACCTTAAGCCTACAGATCAGCAAGCGGCTATGGGATTGGTTCAGTTGAAGAGACTGCCAAAAATTATTGAAATCAGAAAGCATAATCATCGTAGACTATGCCAAATTTTCTCAAAGTATGAGGAGTATTTTATAATACCAAAGGCTACTGAAAAGGCAGATCCTGCTTGGTTTGCTTTTGCAGTAACCTTGAAGGATGGATGTCCATTCAAGAGAAACGATATTGTTGATTACTTTGAAGAGAATAAGATTCAAACGAGACCATACTTTGCAGGAAATGTAATGTTGCAACCCGCATATGAAGGTCTTATGGATTCGGAGAAGGTTATTAGAAACTATCCAAACGCAAGAAAGGTTACTACTGACACCTTCTTCTTGGGCACAAGTCCTGTTATAACAGATGAACATTTAGATTACATTGAATCTACTCTTGATGATTTCTTGACAAAGAAAAGAATTCATCTTCCTATTATGAATAGCACACTATGAGTAAATTACAACTAAGAGATATTACTCTACTGTCATTTAATTGTGTTAAGCCTGAGCAGAGTGCTAAGGCTTTGCTGTATAGTTCAAAGGATATTGATTTTGCTGAAATGATATTGGTCAGCAACAATAAGCCAGAAAATCTACCATCAAGTATAAAGTTCATAGAAACGAATTTAACTACTCATAAGTTGTCTAGTGTATTTACTTATGAAAGCCTACCAGATATCGTTAAAACTAAGTATTGTTTAATGATACACGACGATGGATTTGTAATAAACCCACATCTTTGGACTGATGAATTTTTAAGATACGATTATATTGGAGCACCGTGGAAGAATATGGGTCAAAGAAATCGTGTTGGAAATGGTGGCTTTGTTTTTCGTAGCAATAAATTCATACAGTTAACCAGAAATATCCGATATCTCGGAACGCACGATGATACCGAACAAACTAATGATTACTACGATTACTATACAGGTTGTGGTTGCAAATATGCTCCACTAGAGATTGCAATGAAGTTTTCATTGGAATCAAAAATACCAGAGTGTGAGTATAATTTAGATAATTGTTTTGGTTTCCACGGTAGAGGAAATCCTGAAACAGTATCCGTTCACGATGGTAACTATCAGATGTTCCAAGACAAAATTAAACTATTAGATACAATAGAATTGGGGTAAACATGAAGGTTGTATATGTAACAGGTTGCTTGGGGTTCATAGGTTCTTATATCACTCGCCTTTGTTTACAAAGGGGATGGCATGTCAAGGGTGTTGATAAATTGACTTATGCTGCAAACGATAATCTTTTGGATGAGTTTAAACTTTACCCAAATTTTTCATTCGTTCAATGTGATATCAATGATCTAAAGTTTTTGTATGATTGCGATTATATAATCAATACTGCTGCGGAAACCCATGTTGGTAATTCCATTGCTAATAGCGATGATTTTATAAGTTCTAATATAAACGGTGTTCATAATATACTTGAACTTATTAAGAACTATAGACAAGAAAATGGCAAAACGCCAACTTTGATTCATTTTAGTACAGATGAGGTTTACGGAGATATTACAGAAGGCGCACATACCGAGCACGATATACTGAAGCCATCTAATCCATATTCTGCAACCAAGGCTGCTGCCGACATGTTGGTTCTTGCTTGGGCTAGAACTTATAAGATTCCATATGTCATAGTCAGACCCACCAACAACTATGGTATTGGTCAATATGTTGAGAAACTAATACCAAAAACTTGTAAGTATTTGCACTTGGGTAGAAAGATACCTCTACACAATAATGGCACTCCAGTAAGAAATTGGTTACACGCAGAAGATACCGCACGAGCAATAATTACAATTATTGAGTCTGAAACAACTAATGAGATATACAATATTTGTGGCGGGTTTGAGCAATCAAATTTGGAAACTATCAATAAAATCTTAAAGGTTAGTGGTGTTAGTGAAAAGGAAATTTCTAATTACATAGATTTCTCTTATAGCAGACCTGGACAAGATGTGAGATATGCTTTAGATGATTCAAAACTTCGTAGTTTGGGTTGGGAACCCATCAAAAACTTTGATGAAGAACTTACAAATATAGTGAAGTACTATAAAGATAATTTTATTTGGTAAATCCATGAATTCATATAAACATACTTGGCTATTTGGAGGCGGTGGAGCAGCATCTTGGCTCATTGGTGGCATACTGCGAGAAGGTGCTTCTATAACCGGAATACTTGATGATAATTGTTCAGGAACAAAGGGACTGAGTGGTATTCCTATACTGTCACCAAAATCTGAAACGATAACCAAAGAAATTAAACAAAATAGTGTTGTTATCATGGCTATCTTAAATCCTGCGTTTGATACCGCAGTCATAACAAAAAGATTAATTGATGATGGATGGGGAAGAATTATTAGTTTTGGCGATTGGTGTGAAGAATATTATAATAATACTAAAAGATGTCCAGCACCCATATCTGCAAAAGAGTGGATAAATTGTGATGCAGAATTTAAGATGGTTCGTGATCTGTTGGCAGATTCAGAAAGTGTGCAGGTCTTTGATGCATTTGTAGAATTTGTGAAAACTGGAAAGGATATTTTTCCTTCCATAAATCCAATCCTATACTTCCCCACAAATATACCGCCTGTAGAAGAACCTGTGCGTATGATTGATTGTGGAGCATTTACAGGTGATACCATTTTACAAGCCGTGTCTTTAGGGTATAATATAGAAGAAGTTCATGCTTTTGAACCTGATATGATAAACTACAAAAAACTATCTGAAGTTGGTAGAAGTAGAGATGGTGTCATTTCTTGGCCCTGCGGAGTAGGAGAAAGAAGTGAAACAATAAGATTCCAAAATCAGGGTGACATGGGTTCTTTTGCAGATCCTAACGGAAACTCCTTGATACAATGTGTTAAGATAGATGACTGTATACCAAATTTTTCAGCGAACTTTATAAAGATGGATATTGAAGGATATGAGTTTGATGCTTTAAAAGGAGCAGAGCAATTGCTAAGAAAATATCGTCCAAGATTAGCAATATCTGTATACCATTTAGCGAGTGATATATTGAACATACCTTTGTGGATCAGTAAAATTTATACAAAAAATACTTCAAAGTATTACTTGCGACATCATTCTAGAACTATTGCTGATACAGTTCTGTATGTTGTTCCTTGAGGATAAATTATGAATCTTAAAAAAATCATACTAGATATAGCCTATAAGAATAAACTAGGACATTTGGGTAGTTACTTTTCGTCTGTTGATGTGATAGATGAAATTTATTCTCAGATGGGTAAAGACGACATATTCATTCTTTCATCAGGACATGCTGCTCTTGCTTTATATGCTTGTTTGGAAAAGTATCATGGTATTAATGCTGAAGAGATGTTCTTAAAGCATGGTGGACATCCACACAGAGATGAAGAAAACAAGATTTATTGCTCTACAGGCAGTTTAGGTTTAGGAATTACTGTTGCTCTTGGTAGAGCAGTTGCAAATCCTAATAGGAAAGTTTATGTTCTTGTTAGTGATGGGGAATGTGCAGAAGGTAGTGTTTGGGAAGCGTTGAAAACAATATACGAGCAAAACATAAAAAACATAGAAGTTCATGTTAATGTGAATGGGTATGCTGCTTATATGGAAGTAGATAAAGAGTATTTGGTGAACAGACTGAAGGCATTTTTGCCTGATGTAAAAATACACTACACTACTGTGGAACAGTTTCCATTTTTGAAAGGCTTGAACGCACACTATCATATTATGAGAGATTATGATTATAAGCAGGCTATGGAGATTTTAGGATGAGAAAGCAATTTGCCGCTTTGCTTCACGCACACATGAAGCACAATAAAGATATTTACCTCATAACTGGTGATTTGGGTTATGGGCTATGGGATACGATTAGAGATGAGTATCCTGATCGTTTTTATAATGTTGGATCTTCTGAGATGGCTATGATGGGAATGGCTATAGGATTGGCTATGGAAGGCAAAATTCCTTTTGTTTACTCCATAACTCCTTTTGCTATTTACAGACCATTTGAGATGATTCGTAATTATTTGAGTCACGAAAATATTCCTGTGAATATTATTGGTGGTGGTAGAGATCGGGATTATGGATATTTGGGATTTTCGCATTGGGCAGATGATGATAAGAAAATAATGACTACACTAGAAAACTTATCAATTCTTCACCCAACAAACGAAGAATCAATGAAAAAGATGCTTGACGATATGATTGCGAATCCTAGTCCAACTTATCTAAATCTGAGAAAATGAAAACCCCAAGTATTCTGATTACAGGAAGTAATGGATATATTGCAAAAAGTCTGAAACGGGACTTGGATGACAATTTTATTGTAACCACAATCTCTAGAACAGATTTTGATTTGTGTGATACGGATTCTTTGAATACTTGGTTTAAAGGAAAAGCCTTTGACTCAGTAATACATTGTGCAGCAGCAGGAGGCAGTAGACTCAAGACAGAGGATCCTTCTGTACGAGATCAAAATTTAAAAATGTATGAAAACTTACTGTCAAACAAAGATAAGTTTGGCAGGCTTATACATTTTGGTTCAGGTGCTGAATTCTTTCATCAAACTTTCTATAGTCAAAGTAAAAGAGAAATTGCAGAGTCTATAAGAAATACAGACAACTTTTACAATATAAGAATTTTTGGAGTGTTTGATGAAAACGAAATTGACACTAGATTTATAAAAGCAAACATTACTCGCTATATGAATAAGGAACCTATTGTAATTCATACAAATAGAATAATGGACTTCTTTTACATGAAGGATTTGATCGCTCTTGTAAAGCACTACATTGTATCCGTCAATCCAAACAAAGAAGTGAATTGCTCGTATGAAAGCAAATACACTTTAAAAAATATAGCAAATATGATAAATTCTTTAGGTGAGTATACTGTTCCTATTACGGTACAAAACACTTCAAATCTAGAGTTTTATTGTGGTGAAAGTAATTTGCCCGAGATAGATACTTTTGGTATTGAAGCGGGTATAGAGTTTACATATCAAAAACTTTTTATGATGAGGAATTAAGATGGCAGAAAATGCAGCGATAATTTACATGTCTCGTATGAGGGATATCCCTCTTCTCTTTAGAAGTATTTCTCTATTGTGCATGAATTTTAAGAAGGCACAGGAATATCCAATCGTTGTATTTCACGATGATATTGATAAGCCCTCTATTGCAAATTTGATGGTAGCACTCCATCGTCAGTTGGGATATTTTCCAAATATTAAATTTGAACTGCTAACATTTGAAATGCCCGAGGGTATTTCCACAGACCCATCTTTATATACAGTATCTCTAAATGAGGCTTGGATGGGATATCGTCACATGTGTCGTTTCCATTCTGGTGGAATCTATACCGATCCTAGACTTTTAAAGTATGATTACTATTGGAGATTGGATTCTGATTCATATTTGTTCTCTCCAATCAATTATGATCCATTTGAAAGAATGCGAACTAATGGATACGAATACGCCTACATGTGCGATGAAGAGGGAGAAATTCCTAGAGTTGTTGAAGGACTTTGGGAAGAAACTGAAAAGTTTATGAAAGAAAACAACATCCCAATGACTGATTATTTTAAGAGTCGTTTGGTTGATGGTAAGTGGAACCACAATATGTTCTACACAAATTTTGAGATTGCTAAGTTCTCTTTCTTTAGAAGCAAGGAGTATATGGCTTATTTCCAGCATTTGGATAAGACAGGCAATTTCTATTATAAGCGTTGGGGTGATGCACCAATACATTGGTTGGGCGTAAGAATGTTGATGGATCCAAGTAAGGTTTGGGCAGTAAAGGATATAACTTATCAGCACAACATGTGGATAAAGAATCTTAATGCCATACCAAACAAGGAAGTTCCAATACACATTTTACAAATGGTTGACGGTGATGATAATGTTCCTCAATCAAGAAGAGGAAGACTAGTTTACGCTATGAACCGATACATCAAGACTGGTCTTGATGGTTGCAATTGGGGAGAATAAAAATGTACGCACAAGCATTTCAAGACGAGTTTGTTGATATTGTTCTAAAGGGTCAGAAGCATGGGTATTTTGTTGATGTTGGTGGAGCCTGTGACGATCATAAGAACGGCAGTAATAGTTTGATGTTTGAGGAACGAGGATGGAACGGCATCATAGTTGATGCCGAACCTCATAGAATGGTTGGACGATCTTGTTCGTCTGCCGCATGCTGGATTGGAGATGGTAGTGGGAATACTAGAAAGTTGGGAGAAGTTCTAAAAGAAAACAATGTTCCAGTATTAGTAGACTACCTATCAATTGATATTGAAGGAGAAGATTTCAAAGCAGTAAACTCTTTCGTTGAGTCTGGCTTCACCTTTAAGGTTGCTACTATTGAGCATAATCTGTATTCTCGTAATCCTGGAGTAGATCAACTTAAAGCAAACATATTCAACTTCCTAGCATCAAATGGCTATGTTAGAATTGTTGATAATGCTGGACATACTGCAACTATAAAGAATCTGAATTCTGGTTGGCCATTTGAGGATTGGTACATTAATCCAAAGTATGTGAATTACAAAGAGGCTGTTGAAAAACTTAGAAGTATGAGAGAAGCGGCAGTATGAAAATAGACAAGGTTTTGTTTTCTTGCTCCGAGGCGTTTAGTCCTTGGTGGAACATACAGTCAAAGATTTGGAAGACTAAATTTGGTATTGAACCAGTTTGTCTTCTTTTTGGCAGCAAGAGTAAATGTAATCTTTCAGAGGAATACGGCAAAATAGTAGAAATGGAATACAATCCAAATCTACCAAACATTATACAGATACAGTTCTCAAAATTTTATTATCCAAAAAATGAACCTGATACTACTTGGATAATAGGAGATATGGATCAAATTCCTCTTCAGACTGAATATTTTTTGGATGGATTGGAATCTGTATCAGATGATGCTTACGGTAATTTAAATTATACTCTAACCGCTCAGATGCGTGCAGGAATGAGATCTAATGGATTTCCTGGCATGGCTTCTGACGCATTCTTGAAATTGGGTGGTGCTGTTAACGGTGGATATGATCTTCCTGGTCATTATCATGTGGCTAAAGGTAAATATTTTGAATCTCTATTCTTCAATAAAAAATCGTTTGAAGATGTTTTGCGATATGTTATGGAATCAAAGAGATATGGGTTCTATACAGAAGAATCTCAAAAGACTTTAAACAAAGAAATTCACGGAGGGTTTTGGGTTGCCGAGGAAAGTTATACATCGGAAAACATTTGGTATGGCTTGAAGAAAGGCATTATTAAAGAATTTTACGGCAAAGAATATCATATTTGGAATCAGAAGATTGATAGAGTCGGTAGACTCACAGATTCAAACGGCAAATGGATTCCTCAATGGACAGGATCCGATTATCTTTATGACGAAAATCGTTTAAAGAATAAAGGTTATATGGATTTACATTGTCATAGACCATACCATGAGCAAGAAAAGGCTATGATGAAAATTTTGCAGATTGCAGGTATGGTATGAAAATAGATTCCATATTGTTTAGTTGCTCTGCTCCATTTGTTCCATTTTGGAATATACAAGCCAAAATTTGGAAGACCAAATTTGGTATTGAGCCCATATGCCTTTTCTTTGGAGATAAGAAAAGTTCATCTATTGATGAAACATACGGTAAGGTTTATGAAATTCAGCCATTTTCCGATTTACCACCAGTTCTTCAGATTACTTGTGCTAAATTTTTAGCGTGTGATTTGGTTAAGGAATTGGATTCCTCAAAGACCTATCTGATAGGAGATGTAGATACGCTACCTCTTCAAACAGAATATTTTACAAAAGAGATAGAGAATATTCCTGATTCTGATTATTTACATCTTAGAGCATACGATGAGTTTCTAGAAACAGGCAGTAAAGCAGACAATCTGACAAAGGGTGGAGATTTGCCTGGCTATTATCATGTTGCTAAAGGAAGCACATTCTTAAATTTGTTTCTTAAGGGATCATTCCGAGAAACCGTTAGATACATTGCAGAATCAAATCTTTATGGTATACGAGTAAAAGTCTTGAATGAAAATATTCAAGGTATGGGTGATATACACGATTACTATTGGTGTGCCGAGGAAACATATACAAGTCAGAAAATATGGAAAGCAGCAAAAGCATCTCAAATAGTATTTCATGGTCGTGATTATCTTTTAGATTCCAAGCAAAGATATATTGATAGAGATAGTGTTCGCTGCTCTAATGATTGTCGTGGATGGAATGGTGTTGATTACATTTACGATAAAGATAAACTTTCTAATGGCAGATATATTGATATACATTGTATGAGACCTTATGCTCTACAATTCAAAGCAATGATGAGGATTCTAGAGACCGCGAGAATGGTATGAACCTAATTTGCATTTCAGGTAGTTCTGGTGTGGGTAAAACCACAATATCCAGAATAATTCAAAGTGTTCTTGGAACAAAGGATTGTCTTTGCCTTAGCGGAGATGATCTTCACAAATGGGAAAGAGGAAATCCCATATGGAAGACTATTACGCATTTAAATCCTGATGCTAACGATTTGGAATTGGGTTATACCCATCTTTCTGAATTAAAGCAAGGCAGATCAATTCAAAGAAATTTTTATAATCACGACACGGGAAAATTTGATTCTGCTGTAACTATAGGGCCAAAATCAAATATTATTTACGAAGGGTTGCATGCTCTTTATCATAAACCAACATTAGAGATGTCTGATTTGAGCATCTATGTGGACACAGACGAAGACTTGAAGATTGAATGGAAATTTAAACGCGATACTAAGAAACGGGGATACAGCCAATCCGAAGTTTTGGATGCTTTGCAAAGACGACAAGGAGATGAAAACAATTTCATAACTCCACAAAAACATAATGCTGATGTAATTGTAAAATTTACCAAAGATCAACATTACGCGATTTCTTTGCTGTACTTTTCTGTAACAGGAAAAGGAGAAGCGTTTATGAAATTGGTGAAAGATTTTTATGAGTCTGCTAGTCAGTTTCTGCAAATCTGTAAATGGCTGGGATTGGATCCTTCTCTCGTTCAGGGGAGGGGAGGCAATGTATCTGTTAAATCTGATGGTGGTATGATTATAAAATCTTCTGGTGCAAAGATGGGAGATATCAATTTATATCACGGGTTTTGTGTTTGTGATATAAATTGCCAAGCAATCACCGCATTCACAGATGAGATTCATTACAATACTTATATCAATAGTTCCAAGAAGATTGGCGAATCACGCCCATCTATGGAAACAGGATTCCATATTTCACTACCAAACAAAGTTGTGATACACACACACCCTGTGCATCTAAATGCTCTATTGTGTAGTATTGAAGGAGAAGGATTATTAAAAACTTTGTTTAAGGATATCTCATATGAGTTTGTGGAATACACAACACCAGGATATGAATTAGTCAACAGGATAATCCCAAAACAAACAGGTAATAATGTTTTGTTTCTTCAGAATCATGGATTGATTGTTGGTGCAGAAACACATGAAGATGCTATGGAGATTACTGAGAAAATAAACAATCGTTGCAAAAGATGGTTGGTAAATCATGTTGATAGTTTATTGGATTTTGAAGATTCAAAAATAAATCTTCCTCTTTTTCCAGATGCTGCCGTTTTTCCAAACGAAATGTCATCAACAAACAACTACATACTACATCTGATGACTGGTGCTTGCCTGACACCAAACTTTTTGAGTTCCGAAGAAGTGCAGAAATTAAACAACCTGTCGTCTGAACAATTTAGAAAGGCTTTAGTATGAAGATTATTGTGCCGATGGCAGGAACCGGAAATCGGTTTGTTCAAAAAGGATATCCTGACCCCAAACCTCTTATTCGTGTGAATGGAAAGCGCATCATTGAATACATTCTAGAGATGTTTGATGATGAGGATGACGAATTTGTATTCATATGCAATGATACGCATCTTGCTACAACTGATATGCGAGATGTGTTGCTTTCACTAAAGCCCAATGCAACTATCGTTTCTATGCCTCAACACAAGTTGGGTCCTGTTTGGACTGTGAAGGCAGTTTATGAACACATTAAGGACGACGAAGAAGTTATTGTTTCGTATTGTGACAATCCATATCTTTGGGATCGTTATCATTTTGAAGATCATGTGCATCGTTATGATATGGACGGATGTGTTCTTACACACAGCGGATTTCACCCACACACTTTAGCACAAACTAAGATGGCTTTTGTTAAAGATATTCCAAACACGCCATTCTTTTCAGAAATTAAAGAGAAGGCTTGCTATACAGATAATCCTATGAATGAACACGCCTCCACAGGAGTGTATTACTTCAAGAAGGGTTCGTATATCAAGAAGTATTTTGATCTTGCTATGGAGAAGGGAATTCAATACAATGGCGAGTTCTATGTAACATTGGTGTATAATCTTTTAATTCAAGATGCTTTGAAGGTTGGATACTACGATACTCCTTTTGTTACTGTATTTGGAACTCCTGAAGAAGTAGAGAACTTTGAAGCGTGGGCAACCATTGTAAAGGGAAAGCAAGTAAAGAGCATAGATGATTTGATGAGTTGTTATTTTTATTGGGATGCTTATCATAATGACTAAAATTATATTTGTGGATATTGATGAAACTATTTGCATTACTCCCGATCATCCCCGAGAGTATAAGAAAGCAAAGCCTATCATTGAGAACATTCAGAAGGTGAACGCTCTCTACGATCAGGGAAATACTATCATCTATTGGACTGCTCGTGGAAGCCGAAGTGGAATAGATTGGTATGATCTAACCAAACAGCAGTTAGAAGATTGGGGAGCAAGATATCACGATCTGCGTTGCGACAAGCCGTATTACGATTTGTTTATTGAAGACAAGAGCGTTAGAATTGAGGAACTACCGTGATTTACATTTCTCACCGAGGAAACATTGATGGTATTATTCCTGAGCGTGAAAACTCATTGGATTACATTCAAGAAGCCATTGATGCAGGTTATGATGTAGAGATAGATTTGCGTATGAAGAATGAACAGCCCCATCTAGGTCACGATTACGCTCAGTATCCTGTGACCGAGGAGTGGCTTTGGCAACGCCGTGAACGCCTTTGGGTTCATGTCAAGGAATACGCCGCTCTCCAATGGATTTTTCAAAGACCTTTAATGCAACCTGTTCGGTATTTTTGCCATGAATCCGATAGATTCACACTTGTAAGTAATGGTTGGATTTGGTCACACGATTTAACAAATCGGATGAACTCTAAGTGCATCATTCCTCTACTTTCTAAAGAATCAGTAGAGTCGTACAACAATACTGGTTTTGGAGCCGTTTGCTCTGATTTTATTTTGGATTGTGTAAAGAAGTTCTCTTGACTTTCAGCCGTTTGCCTGTATATTAGGACTAATGACTAACGATAGAACAGAAATTCTCATTCTGCGAACCTTACTCCATGATGAAGAGTATAGTCGCAAGGTTCTTCCGTTTTTAAAGCCTGAATACTTTACAGAACGAGATGAGCGAGTCATCTATGATTGTATCAGCACTTTTTATACCAAGTATAACAAGCAGCCAACTGTTGAGAGTTTGCTTATTGATTTGAGTAAGCGAGATAACTTGAGTGAAACTGAATTCAAGACAATTAAGGATATCATCAAATCATTCAAGACTCACGACAAGTTGGAAACTCAATGGTTGCTAGACAATACCGAAGAGTTCTGCAAAGAAAAGGCACTCTATAATGGTATCATGGAATCCATTCAAATTATTGATGGAAAGTCCAAAGACAAAACGAAGACTGCTATTCCAAGTATTCTTTCTACTGCTCTTGCAGTTAGTTTTGATACTCATATCGGTCA